GAACGCCCTAGGATCTCCCACGTCCCGCCGACCGCCGTCGACATGAGCCTCGGCCGGGAGGCGGTGGAGCTGGCAGCCCTGGCCGGGCTCACGCTCGACCCCTGGCAGCAGTGGGTCCTGATGAACGGCTGCGCGCAGCGCCAGGACACGTTCCTGAACCCGCACACGAGGCGCATGGAGCGGATGTGGGCGGCGAGGGACATCGGCCTCGTCGTCGCCCGCCAGAACGGCAAGGGCTCGATCCTGGAGGCGCGCGAGCTGGCCGGGCTGATCCTCCCTCGGTTCGCCGAGAAGACGATCATCCACTCCGCCCAGGACTTCGCGACCTCCGGCGAGCACTTCCGGCGCGTGGCCAGCCTGATCCAGGACACGCCCGCGCTGAACAAAAAGCTCAAGGGCTGCTACGAAGCGAACGGCAAAGAGCGGATCGAGATGAAGGACGGCAGCCGCCTCCTCTTCAAGACCCGCACGAAGAAGCTCGGTCGAGGCTTCTCGCCTCAGCTCGTGGTCCTCGACGAGGCGATGTTCCTCGACGAGGTGTCCATGATGGCGCTCCGGCCGACACTGTCGGCCCAGCCGAACCCCCAGCTCTGGTTCACGGGCTCGGCCGGGCTGGAGGACGCCTACGAGTTCGGCCGCGTCCGCTCACGCGCGATGAACGCCCTCTCGACCGGCGACCTCGACCCCTTCCTCTTCTTCGCGGAGTGGTCGGCGGACGTCTGCACGGACTTCTGCCTCCCCGACTGCGACGAGCACGACCCGCTCGACTCCGAGGAGACCTGGGCGAAGTCGAACCCCGGCTACGGCATCCGGATCACGCGCGACACCATCGACAACGAGTTCCGGGCCGACGGCCAGGAGAAGGCGGCCTTCAAGGTCGAGCGGCTATCGGTGGGTCGCTGGCCGATCGAGGGCGACGCCTGGTCGGTCATCAGCAAGGAGGCGTGGGACGCGCGCCTGGACGAAGAGTCCGAGATGCTGATGGGTGGCCGACGGAATACCTGGGTCCTCGCGGTGGACGTCAACCCGGCGCGCACCTGGGGCTCGATCGTGGCGTGCGGCGTCAACGACGAGGGCATGCACCACGTCGAGATCACCGGCTACGAGCAGTACGACTACCGGCCCGGCTCGGACTGGATCGCCGGTCGCGTCCGCGAGATGTGGGCGAACATGAAGCCCGACGCCGTGATCATCGACGAGAAGAGTCCGGCCAGTTCGCTGATCACCGAGCTGGAGAACTTCGGCGTCAAGATCTGGTCCCCCAACTCCACCGAGTTCGCGGTGTCCTGCGGCGAGTTCCATGTCGCGTGTGAGCCCCGCAAGGGCGAGGTGCCGAAGGTCGTGCACACCGGCCAGCAGCCGCTCACCAACGCCGTGGCCGCAGCCTGCAAGCGCGACCTGGCCGGTAAGTGGGCCTGGGACACCAAGAACTCCGCGTCGGACATCAGCCCCCTGGTCGCCGCAACCCTGGCGATGTGGGGATACAAGAAGCTCAGCAGCGAGCCCCCGCCCGCTGCCCCATGGGTCTCATACGGGAGTTGACGGTGACACCAACACAAGCGGTTATCGCCGTGGCCCTCCTGCTGCTGATGGCGACGGCCGGGGCTACCTGGCAGTTCGGTCCGTACGGCCTCTACGGCGGCGCCACCCTCGGCGCCCTGGCGCTCGCGTTCGTGGACATCAAGGAGAAGGGAGGCGACGATGGCTAAGATCTGGGAGACCCTGTTCGGACGGGGCAAGGCGCCTGAGGAGCGCCTCTCGATGGGCGACTGGGCTCAGATGTTCTCGTTCAACGGGAACCAGTACCCGCTGTCGATCAGCTCGAACACCCCGTACCAGAAGAAGGAAGAGCCCGAGGGGAACTACGAGGGCCTGATCAGCGGCGCGTACAAGCGCAACGGCGTGATCTTTGCCTGCTGCGTCGCCCGGCAACTCCTCTTCTCTGAGGCCCGGTTCCAGTTCCAGGGACTGAAGGACGGCCGCCCCGGTGACCTGTTCGGCACGCCCGAGCTGGAGATCCTGGAGAAGCCCTGGCCGAACGCGACGACCGGCGAGATGCTGTCCCGCGCGATCCAGGATGTAGACCTGGGCGGCAACTTCTTCTGCGTGCGCGAGGGTAAGCGGCTGCGCCGACTCCGTCCGGACTGGGTGGACATCATCCTCACCGCACCCCCGGCAGAATCCGCGAAGAGCGACGTGGCCGGGTACATCTACAAGCCCGGCGGCACCGAGAACCGCGAGGACTGGGAGATCTACCCGATCGACGGTTCGAACGGGAAGGTCGCCCACTGGGCGCCTCTGCCGGACCCGGAACTTCAGTATCGGGGCATGACGTGGATGACGCCGGTCCTCCGCGAGATCGAGGCGGATGGCCTCGCTACCGAGCATAAGACGGCTTTCTACAAGAACGCGGCCACTCCGAACATCGCGGTCTCCTTCAAGGAGACGGTGACCGAGGAGCAGTTCCGCGAGTTCATGAAGTCGATCAACGAGAACCACACGGGCCCGCAGAACGCCTACAAGACGCTATACCTCGGCGGTGGCGCCGACGTCACCCCGCTCACCATCGACTTCCAGGCGCTGGACTTCAAGAAGATCCAGGGCGCTGGCGAGACCCGTATCGCTGCGGCGGCGCGGATCCACCCCGTGGTGGTCGGCCTGTCCGAGGGCATGCAGGGTTCGTCGCTGAACGCCGGTAACTTCCAGAGCGCGCGAGACGCGTTCGCCGACGGCACGATGCGACCGCTGTGGCGCACCTTCTGTGCCGCGATGGAGTCCATCCTCACCCTCCCGAAGACTTCCCGGCTTTGGTACGACGACCGGGACATCGCCTATATCCAGCGTGACGTCAAGGAGCAGGCAGACATCGCTTCGGAGCAGGCAACGATCGCGACGAAGCTGACCCAGGACGGCTACACCCCCGAGTCGATCGTCGACTTCATGACCCACAACTACGACTGGGCGAGGCTCAAGCACACCGGCCTCTACAGCGTCCAGCTTCAGCCCCCGATGCCCGACGGTCCTCCGGTCCCGGCCGGGAAGGTCGACCCGAAGACAGGGAAGCCTGCGGCGGCCCCTGCCGCGAAGACGAACCAGGGAGCGCTGAGCAAGCCTCCGAACTCCAGGCCTGGCCGACCGACGAACGCGGCGGCCGGGAAGGCTCCGGCGGCACCGAAACCGTCCGCCCCACCGAAGAAGTAAAGGACGACGATGAGCGAATTCATCGAGCGGGCGGTCGACTTCGAGCCTCTGCCCGAAGCTGAGCGTGCCGCGAGCAATCAGGGCGACGGCAAGACCCTTGAGGGGTATGCCGCCGTCTTCGACCAGGACACCGAGATCAACTCCTGGGAAGGGCACTTCAAGGAGCGCATGGTCAAAGGCGCCTTCCGGAAGACCCTGAAGGAGCGGACTCCGGTCTGCCAGTTCGACCACGGCCACGACACCCGGTTCGGCAACCTCCCGATCGGCTCCTTCGAGGAGCTGAAGGAGGACCGCCACGGACTCCGAGTGCGGGCCCGGCTCTTCGACCACGCCGAGCCCATCCGGCAGGCCATCGAGGCTGGCGCCGTGACGGGCATGTCCTTCCGCTTCAAGGTCGTTCGCGACTCCTGGGCGGACGACAAGGGCAACCCGATCACCGACCGCAACGAACTGATGGACAAGCTCTACAACGCCAAGAAGGGTGACAAGCCCCTTCAGCGGACCATCAAGGAGGTCAAGCTGATGGAGGCGGGCCCGGTGGTGTTCCCGGCATACCCCCAGACCACCGTAGGAGTTCGGAGCATGACCGACGACCAGCGCAAGCGCGCGATCGAAGACCTGACCGACGGCTTCGAGCGCGAGGTCACCGATGACGACGTCGAGCGCGCGGGCGACGAGGCGGCCGAATCCCTCGTCAGTGCGGGCATCAGTCCCGAAGATGCCACGGCGTTCGTCGAGTTCGTGAACGGTCGCGGCGAGAACCCGTTCGCCAAGAAGGGCGACGACAAGGCCGAGAAGTGCGACAAGTGCACGGACAAGGCCAAGTGCGAGAAGCACAAGAAGACTTCCGGTGGGGATGGCAAGAAGCCTCCCTTCGGCGAGAAGAAGAGCGAGGACGGCAACTCCGAGGCCCCGGCAGTGGGATCGGATGACGGCGAGCCCCGCGACGAAGACCCGAGCGACGCCGCCCAGGCGGGCACCTCGACGGGCATGACCAGCAACGCACGTGAGCGGGCTCTTGCCCTGCTCGACATCGAAAGGAACGTCTGAGTCATGAAGACTCTCGAAGAGCTTCGCGCCCGCCTGGCAGAGATCCAGGACGAGCTGCGCGGCATCCACGCCGAGGCCGGGGACGACTCCCTCGCCGAGGAGCGCCAGACGGAGTGGGACGGCCTCTCTGAGGAGCTGGCCAGCGTCAAGGCGGACATCGCCAAGCGCGAGGCCCGGCAGAAGCTCGTCGCCGACCTGGCCGACAACCAGGGCGGTGCCGAGCGCGGCGCCCCCACCTTCGTCCGCAAGGTCGAGGACAGCGAGCTGTACGACCTCGACTCCCTCCGCATGGAGGCCAACGGCCCCGAGGACTACGTCCGCCGGGCCACCGACAACGCCAAGCGCGCCATCGAGCGCGCCAAGTACGGCGTCCGTCAGGTCGAGGAGGCGCAGGGCTACGCCGAGGAGCTGCTCGACACCGTCGACAACCGTTC